GCCGGCTCGGCGTCGATCGACTTCAGCCTGTAAGGACCCAGCCCATGAACACCATGATCAACCCACGCATGAGCGGCTCCGCCGGATTCGTCGACGTCACCGAGTTTGGTCGGCCGATCAGCGGACGCAACGACGCGATCGAGCGCATGGCCAGGATCTTCAGCCAGGGGATCTCGAGCGGCACGATCCAACTCGCCGAGGGCAACGCGCGCCGATCCGACGCGATCGCCGTCGACGCGGCCGAGGTCTTCTGGACCAACGAGCTCGAGCAGATGATGGCCTCGATCACGCGTGGTCCGTCAACGACCACGTTCATGACAGGGCCCGACGCGCTGCTGCCGATCAAGACAACGCTCCGCCCTGGTCAGACCGCGCTGGTCTACGACATCGAGACCCCCACCGGCAACGCGAGCTTTGTCGAGCCCGACGGGATGCGCCGCCTTCCCCAGGTTGGCGAGTTCTCCGAGCGCAAGAAGCATGAGACCACATGGTCTGGTGTCGGCTACGGGTTCGGGTTGATCGAGGGGTGGCAGGCCGCCGAGCTTGGCCAGTCGCTCGATCAGTCGCGAGCGCAGACCGCCCAGTCCACGCTCCAGCGCTTCAATGAGAAGGTACTCCTCGACGGAGACATTGACCAGAACATCCCGGGCCTACTGGCGAACTCCAACGCGTGGATCGTCAACCTCGGAGCCGGCTTCGGTGCGCTCGCTTCGACCCAGGCCGATGAGGCGATGGTGCTGCTCCAGATCATGGATCACCACTTCAGCCGCCTGGCCAAGAGCTATGGCGGCATGGTGACAGGGGTGATCGCCCCCAAGACAGATCTCTACGCGCTCCAGCGGATGCGCTACGGGACCGCTGGCGAGGGGGCCGCGTTCTTGCCCCTCGCTCAAGCCGCCTTCCCGTGGCTGGCTCAGGTCGTCTGGATCGACGGCCTCGAGGGGCGCTCGCCCACCGGCGGGAACATCTGGCAGATGTGGTCCGACGACCCGAACGAGCTCTGGACCGAGCTCTCACCCACCCCCGCGCTGTATGGCCCTTGGACCGATGGCCTGCGCACCAGCTTCGCGCTGATCAGCCACCTCGGCGGCGTCATCTCCCGCCGACCCGAGCGCCAGGTCCGCTACCAGTTCTCCAGCTGACCGAGAGACCACGACATCATGGGAAAAAAGAACGCCAACACGATCGCCGTCGACATCGATGGCAACACCGTCGAGCTACAGCCAGGCGCCAAGATCACGGTGGTCTACATGGGCACCGTCGGCTCCGACGAATGGACCCACGAGTCTGGCACGACGATCAGCGATCGGGCCTACAAGCTGGCTCCGCTCACCCTGCACGCGGGGGCCACCGAGGTGGACGCTGCGTTGTGGGCCGACCACGTCGCCGCCAAGTCGCCGGGCCTCGTGGACCTCGATGAGCGCGGATGCCTCGAGGTGTTCCGCTCTCCGGCCGCCGTCCTCGCCCGCCCGGTCGCCTACATTCGCAAGGTCGTCAAGGTCACCCGTCATGGTCGCGTCCTGCGAGCGTGGGAGAAGTCCGAGGCCGCGCGCGATGAGCCTCGGAGGCGGATCCTTGCCGGCATCCGGGAGCGCGTGCGCATCTTCGGGGACTACGCGCCGCCCGTCATGCTCTCGATGTCTGGCCTCGCGGCCGTGGCCCCGATCCGCACCGTGGAGGCGCAGCCAAGCGCATGAGCTGCCCGGCTGTCATCGCTGACTTGCCGACAGAGTTCGCCGCCGTCGACCCCGTCGACGCGCAGGCGGCTCTCGATAGCGCGTGCGCGATGCTGCCGGACGCACAGATCACCCGGCACCTCGGCGAGGACGTTGCGAAGATCGCTCACTGGAACGGTGCCGCTCACTTGCTGACCTGCGCCGGGCTCGGCGACGGAAGCACGGACAGCGGCACCACCAAGAGCGAGCGCGTTGGCGATGTTTCCGAGACCAAGCAAGTCGCTGCTGCCAGCGCCCTCGGCATCTGGGCGGGGTCCTGCTACGGCCTCGTGGTCGCCGGCATCCTCGCTCAACTACCTCGACGCCGGAGAGGTCGAGGCTTCCCGCTCGCTGTTCGATGAGGACCAACCAATGGCCAAGAAGAAACCCAAGAGCACCGACACAGCCTCCGCCGTCACGCGTGAGGAGCCGGTCTCGTCGGAGACCATCACCGTCGTGTTCGCAGACGCGCAGCCTGGGGCATGCCGACTCGCGGGCAACTCGCTGGTGCTCATGCCCGGCGACAACGATCTCGAACCCAACACCGTTGAGGCGCTCAGGTCCCACCCGATCGGTGAGCGCTGCCGCGTCGACGGCAAGCGCCTGCGCGAGCCCCCCAAGCCCGCCAAAGACTGACCCATGGGCATCGAGATCACCGTCACCGAAGACCGCACGCAGTGGGACATCCTCACTGCGAGGTTGCGGCGTTCGGGCGGTGCTCGCATCGAGGCCGGGTTGTTCAGTCAGAAGCAAGCGCGCAAAGGATTCCTAAACGAGGTTGGCAGCCGTGACGGCAAGCTGCCCTCGAGGCCATGGGCGAGCGTGACCGGGGACAACTCCGTCGACGCGATCGGTGCTGTCGCTGGCAAGGGTGTCTCCGCGATCATCAAGGGCGTGGATCCAAAGGTGGCCTACACACCCACAGGCAAGCTCATCGAGGATCGCCTGGTCGACACGATCATGAGCGGCCGAGTGCCAGGGCCTGCGAACGCCGAGAGCACGATCCGCGCCAAGCGCCACGCGCAAGTCCTGATCGGCAAGCGCGCGAACCGCAAATCACGCGACCCCCACATGGTGGACTCGATCACCCACCGCGTGCGAGTGCGCAAGGCGGTCAAGCCGTGAGCATCGCCGGCGTCATCCGCAAGCGCTCGCGCCTTGTCGAGGTGCTGCTGCCCGGCCTCGCCACTCGAGGGCCAGACGGGCGCGCGACATCGGCCGCACCAGTCACCGCGGTCGTCAAGCTCCACGTGCAGCCCGGCACCGCTCGCCCGACCACGCTCCGCCGAGACAACAGCGGCGACCAGAGCAGCGGTGGGGAGGCCCGCGTGTGGGTGACTGACTCCGAGGTGGCCAAGGCCTTCGAACTCGGCGACGGCGCCGAGACCCCGCTCGGCCTGGTGACGCTTCCGTTTGCTCCGCCCGAGGACGCCGACGGGCCACCCGGCGCGCGCGTGGCGTGGAACGGCCGATCGTGGGAGCTCACCGAAGATGAAGCCTGGAGCGAGAACGGCGCCTACCAGCGCTACATGGCGACGGATCGGGGGGCAGCATGACCGCCCCGATCGCCTGGGTCATGCTCGAAGACGCGGTCCACGACTGGGTCGCGAGTGCCACCTCGATCCCCGGCTCCGACGTCTACTTTCTCGAGCAGCGTGAGGTCGGCTTGCCCCGCCCCGCTCCGCCCGCCGCGGAGATCGAGACCCTCACGATCAACACCATCGGCCGCACCGATGAGGACCGCGTCCCGCAGATCATGCAGCAGCGGTACACGGTCACGGCCGACGGGCCCGGCACGGTCGGCGTGCAGTTCTACCTGGGCTACACGCTCACCCCGCAGACGATCTCGATCACCGCTGGCGTTGGCGACCCGCCTGCCACGAGCGCGGCCGCCTTGCTGGTGAAGCTGGGGACCGACCTGCCCACCGGCGTCACCGCAGCAGCGGACCCCGAGGACACGGCGAGCGTCATCGTCACGGGGTCCGAGTCAGAGCCGCTGTACTCGGCGACCTCGGCCGATATCGCGTTTCTCTCGGTGACCACGTTGCTCGAGCGCTTCGCCACGGTCCGGTCTGCCTGGACGCGCATGACCTGGCGCGTGACATTTCGGTCCGCCAAGACCCGAGGCCACGACACAGCGATCGCCTTGCTGTCCAAAGCCAAGATGGCGCTCGACCGAAGCCTGCGCCCCAAGCTCGGCGCGGCGGGGTGGCTGTACAAAGGCGCCCTCGCGTCGAGCTCCGCACCGACCGACGGCAAGAAAGAGACCGCGGCGATCTTCGACTTCGCGCTCGAGGGCAACGCCACCGAGGCTGTCCAGGCGATCGCCATGCGCGCGGCCGCTCAACCTGCCTCCGCTTTCACAGGGTAGACCACCATGCAGAATCCGTGGATCCTAATCAGCACCAGCCTTCAGCCGACGCCCCCGGCTCCACCGGATACCGCGCGGGTCTACGGCCTCGTGGCCCCCGTGGGCTCCGAGCCTGCCGCGGTGACCGCGTTCGCCACGATCTACACCTCGCTCACCGGCCTCACTGACGACGGTTGGGTCGCTGGCGATGCCGTGTTCGACGCGGCCGAGGACCTCTTTGGAAACAGCGCCGTCGCCACGGACACCGCCGTCACGCGGATCATCGTCGTCAAGCGCGCCTCGCCTGTCGATGAGGTGTGGACCTACCTGGTCAACAGCGCCGACGACGGGATCCACACCGCTGAGATCGGGGGCGTTGTTGCAGGCACGTTCACCGCGTCGACGGACACGGTAGACGTCATCCGCACCGGCCTAACGGACGCGATCAACCTTGGGGCATTCGCGGCCTCGCACACCGCAACCGACACGATCGCCGCGACCCTGAGCGTCACCGGCGACGCTCCCCCCGGCGTACCGTTCACGCTCACCGGCTCAGCTCCGAGCGGCACCGCCCCGACGATCACCAGGACGGTCGACGCGGTCGGGCTGTTCGCTGACCTCACCGCGGCCTACACGCTCCAGCAGTGGTGGGGCCTGTTGCTTCCGAGCGAGGAGAACAGCTTGGCGCTCGATGAGGCCCGCCGCTGGGTCGACGCCGACACCACCACTCGCCGCGGCTTCCTGTTCGCTCAGCAGGTCGACGTTGGACTTGCGGACTCCGTCGACACGGACAACCTCGCCTTGACCTGGCAGCTCGCAAAGCGCGCGCGGTCGAAGGTCTGGACCCACCCAACCCCTACCGAGTACATGGTTGCGGCCATGATCGGCAAGGTTGGCGGGGCATTTCCTGGCTCGCGCGCCTGGCACTACCTCCCGCTGTCTGGGAGCGTAGAGAGCACGCTGACGCCAGCCAGGACCGCGGGCCAGTTGCAGACGCTCTTTGATCGGCGCGTCGGCTACACCGCTCGATTCTACGGGCCCACCTCGGAATTGACGATCCACCACGGCCAACTCCCAGACGACCACTTCGTTGCCCAGGTCCACGCCGCCGACTGGTGGTGGTTCGCGACCACCGTCGCCATGGATGCGGAGATGAAGTCAAACGCGGGCGCCGACCTCGATGAGGCTGGGCTGCGCGGGCTAGCGACAGCCGTCGAGGTCGCCACGACTCCGATGATCAACGCGCGGGTGCTCGCGGCCAGCTCGGTGAGCGTGACCTTCACGCCGATCGCAGACATCCCGCCCGGCGAGTTGGCGATCGGCGACTACCAGACCACCGGCCGCATCACGGTGTCCGGTGTCCTCACCCCCAAGCTGCGCAGTCTCGCCGTCCGGGCAGAGTTCGCGGTTGTGCCCGCGTAGGAGTCCACCATGGCAGCCAACGAAACTATCGTTTTCAGCATCGAAGAATTCGACCTGCGCGTTCTCAATCGCCGAATCCATTCGATGCCAGACACCGGCGTGATCGCGACGATCGAAAAGGGGAGCCCAAGGGCAGCGATCACCGCGGGGTTGTTCAATACGCTCAAGATCTCGATCATCAAGTCCTCTCTCTACACGGCCACGATCAACGTCCTGCCGGGGTCGAGCGACGACGCGTGGCTGTTTGGCGCTGCGCAAGAGACCGAGAACTCCGGCCTCATCCTGACCATGAGCGCGGTCCATCAGACCAGCAAATGGATCAGCGACGCCTGCGTCATCATGGCGGATCCTACCGTTACCTTTTCTTCTGACGGAACCGAGGTCAACGCGTGGACGATCTCCGGCAACTTCCCGCTCGTGAACATGGGTAAGTTCGTAAACCCGGGCACTCTCACTGCTGACCAGGTCACCGCGTCGCTCCAATGACCACAGAGATCATCACCGCCGGCCGAACATGGCACGTCACCCCGCTGGGGGTCGAGGCGCAATTCGAGATCGAGGTCATGATCGCGCGGGTGTTCGGCGCGGCTGTTGCCTACGGTGCGGCCGCGGCCGTCGAAGGCCTCGTGCCCGCGCTGCTCGTGGCTCTGCGCAAGCTCACCGGAGAGGGCGACAGCTTCGACCTCGCCGGCCTCATGCAACTGTGGGAGGGCGGCGACGAGGACGACGACAGCACCGGGTTCTCTCGTGACCCTCGCGTCCGTGATGCTTGGGAGACCATGCTGGGCGCCCTCGCCGAGACCGCCGGGGACATCGTCGTGCGCGCCCTGCCCACGATCACGGACCGCCTCGACCTCGATGACGTGCGCCGGCTGTTCGAGCTGGTCGTCATCCGCGGGTGCTGCCCGGAGACCGAGTCGCACCCACAAGGTGCCCGCCTCGCCGACTGGGCCGCCGCTGGTCGCCTGCTCGCTGGTCACCCACCCGCGGCAAAGTGGGAGCTGCTCGCAGCCGCCCTCGCCGTGACGTATGGCCCAGGCCAGAGCCAGGCCGATGAGGGGGAGGGGTGAGCGCGTGCGTCGAGGCCGCTACACGCAGCCGTGGGAACGAGTCGAGATCGGTGGCAAGCACTGCCATCTACAGATCCTGCATCCCGAAGCGGCCTTCGAGCTCGAGCCGAGGATCGTCGGCGCAGCTGGGGACACGCTCGCCCTAGCGATCGCCGCCCCGCACACGATCGCCGAGGGGATCGTCGAACGTGCATCGCGTGGTGAGACCGAGGCGGAGCAAGAGATCCTGCGCCTGGCCCTGATCGCTCGCACGATCACCGCGTGCCTGGCTGCCATGCGCCTCGACCTCGAGCTGGTGCTCGAAGTGTTCGGCACGCTGGTGCTCGGCCGCATGTCGGTGAATGGCCGGGAGATCGACGATATGGCCGACTGGTCTCGCGCGTTCGGATCGAGCCCGCGCGCAAGGTGGACCGCGATCGGCCAGGCGATCAGGCTCACATACGGTCCCCTGTGGACCCGCTCACCCTACGACCTTCGAGCTCACCTCACTGGCCCGCGCCGTGACGACGTGCCGATGCCGCCTGGTGTTACCCCGGTGGGCATGTGGTGCGACCAACTTGCAGCCCAGGGCAGGGCCACGAGCGCGCGAGAGATCCTCACCTCGTGGACACCGGTCGAACTGATCGACGCCGTCGAGGCGCTGGCCTACACGGCGGAGCGCGAGCGGCGGGCACAACTTGCCGCGAGGTCGGAATCGTGATGGTGCTCTCATGGTGATCCGCAAGTTCGTGATCGCGATCATCACGAAGTATTCGGATCGCGGGGTCAAGAAGGCCAACCGCGACTTGGCGAATTTGGCCAAGCAAGCCAAGAAGGCAGCTCTCGGCGTCAAGGCGCTCGACAAGGCTCAGGACCAAGCTGCTCGAGCGGCAGTCAAGACAGCAGCCGGAGCGCGCAAGGCCGGGGCTGCTGCCGCGTCATCTGGGCGCAAAGCCAAGGGTGCGGCGTTGGGTTGGGCTGCGCTCGGCACCAGCATGCGGAGCATGGGCCCGCTGGCCTTGAACGTCGCGCGAGGCATGGGGGTCGCTGCGTTGGGGGTCGTGGGCGTCGGCGCGGCTGTCGTCGGGGTCGGTGCGAAGTTCGAGAGCCTGCGAGCGCAGCTCAATAACCTCCTCGGCGGCGTCGATGAGGGGACGGCCGCTTTCAAACAGATTCAAGGGTTTGCGAAGTCGACGCCCTTTCAGGTTGAGCAGATCACAGAGAGTTTCATCAAGCTACAGAACCGCGGGATCAAGCCGACGGAGGAGCGGCTCACGGCATTCGGCGACATCGCCGCGGCCAACGGAAAGGAACTCGACCAGGTCACCGAGGCTGTGCTCGACGCGACCCAAGGCGAGGGCGAGCGGCTGAAGGAGCTTGGTATCAGGATGAAGGTCAACGGCGACAAGGTGTCGTTGGCCTTCAAGGGCCAGACCACCGAGGTCGACAACACCGAGGCTGCAATCACCAATGCGTTAGTAGGCTTCGGACAGCTCGAAGGCGTATCAGGGTCGATGGCTGTGCAGATGGACACGACCAAGGGCGTGATCTCCAACCTCAAGGATGGGATCGCCAACTTCTTCGACCAAGTTGCGCAACTCGGCGTGCTCGACGAATTCAAGGGGCTGCTAAAGGACATCGCCAACGTTGGCGGCGATGGGGAGGGGCTCGCTGGCACGCTCGCGTCGTCCCTGATCAAGGTGCTCAAATCGCTGCGTGAGGCGATCCAATCGATCACAAAGGAGGACGTTGAGAGTTTCTTCACCGGGTTCATGGACATAGCGACGGCGATGGCGACCGTGCTTGACCTCCTGGTCGGCGCCATGCGAGTCGTGATCGATGTAACGGGCAGCACCGAGGCCGCCTTTGCCACGCTCGCCGTCGGGACCATCGCCCTACAGGCTGCATTCATGGGCCCGGCCGGGCTAGTGTTCGCAGCTGGGGCTGCTGGTGTTGCGATCGGTGCGCTCCTGAACAAGTTCCTGGGTGCGAGCGACGCCGTCGAGGGGCTGCTCGAGGGCGTCACCGGCCTCGACGATGAGCTCGCAAAGCTCGACGCTCTCAGCGGCGGCACCACTGCCAAACGCGGTGCGCCTGGGTTCATCGCCGGCGGCCAAAAGGTCAAGAAGGTGGACACGATCGACCTCGCCGAGGCAGCAGCGACAGCGGCCAAAGACCGCGCGCTCAGCCGAGGGATCAGCGAAGAGGGCGCCGCGTTCTTTGCCCAGCAGGCCCGCGAGGATGTGCGGGAGACCGCTGGTGCCGGACGCGCGTCACGCAAGGCCACCGAGGCGATCGCTCGCGGCGAGGGTGCGGGGGAGAGTCCGCTCGTGCGCCGGGCAGCGATGGCGGCCCTCGAGCAAGAAGTGTCCGGCGACCTGGCCAAGCTCGAAGGCAAGGCCGCCAAGACGATCGCGGGCAAGAGGAAGAAACGACCACGGCGCAAGGGCAAGGGCCGCAAGAAAGCCAAGCCCACGGCCGTCGACGATGGGACCGAGAACATCCTCGATGTGCTAGGGCTCAAGGGTCCCGGCGCGGTCATGGAGAAGCGACCCCCACCGCACACGCTGATCATCAATCTCAACGTGGTCGTGAAGATGATCGAGAATCTCGTGGTGAATATCAGCGCCGCGGCTGGCTCGACCCTCGGGCAAAACGCGGCGGCGGCCGGGGCCGAGATCGCCACGGCCCTGGAGTCCACCCTCACCGCCGTACAGAAGGCCGTGGTATCAATCATCGAGGTGAACGCTGAGGCCCTCGTGAATCAGCAAGGCGGCGGCCGCCAGCTCCCGGGGGTGTCCGGTGGCTAGCCTGGTCAGCGGCAAGTTTCTCGAGGCGCTCAAGCTGGTCGGCGATGTCGCCCGCGAGGCGCTTCGGACCGTGGTCCCCGGCGTGGTCACGGCCAAGCGCCGCCAGACCTTGCGAGAGCGCGACGTGGAGTTCGACCCCGGCCCGGGTCGGCGCGAGGGTGGCGAGCAGGTCGGAGACGGGCCCGTGGACAACGCCCCAGTTCTGACCATCGGCGGCGGCGGGTTCGGCCTGCTCATACCGGTCCGCGTGGGCGACGAGGTCCTGGGCTTGTGTGCGGACCGTGGCGCGCAGGCGTGGCGCAAGAACCGCGACCCCGGGCAGAGCTTCATCTTCGACGCGCGGCACCACAATCTCAACGACGCGATGCTTTTGCCGGTGTCGATCACCGCACCCGAGACGGCGCCCGTGGACTGGGGGGATGACTTCTATCTGGTCGGCCCGGCGGGTCACGCGATCAAGGTGGCCGGCCTGGACGGCGAGGTCACGATCACCACGGAGAACGCGACTCTGACGCTGACCAAAACAGGCGACATCACGGCGACCACGGCCGGCACGATCACGCTCGACGGCTCGACGGTCAACGCTGGGGCCCCTGCCGCCGAGGCACTGGCCAAGGCGCAGGCGTTGCTCACGGCCATCGATGCTGGGTGGACCGCGGCGGTTTCAGCAGCGGCGGCCATCGTCCCGCCGAACGGCGACGGCGGGACAGCGGGCCTCACGGCGGGGCAGATCGCGTGGGACGCCGCCAAATCCGCGATCGCCACCACGAAAGCGATGGGCGTCTGATGCCACTCCTGCCCCTCGGCTCCCTCGGCAGCCCCGGTCGGATCGGTGACGTGCAGATCGACGTCATCACCTCGATCTCCTCGCCGGTCCGGTTCGATCGGACCACTACGCGCTTGGAGAGCGGCGCCCCGATCACCCGACACCGCCAGCGGCTCGCGCAGCAGATCGTGATGGAGGTCCTGATCACCGACGCGAACCCCTACGCGCTCGCGCTGCCCCCCCTCATTTGGGAACTCTTCCACTCGATCAGGACGCGCGAGCGGCTGCTACGACTCCAGGACACCGGCGAGGAGCTCGACGTGTTCGACGGCCGCGAGTTCCGGCGCACGCCAGCGGGGCGCACGGTCTGGGTGATCGACGAGATCGACGACACCCTCGAGCCCGGCAAGGACGGGACCTGGGCAGCCACGATCACGCTCGGCGAGTCGGAGCGCGCCGAGACACTGTTCACCTCGGCCCTGCCCAACGTCGACCCATCTCTCGCTGATGCGGTCGGCGGTGTGAGCGAGGGGGGCCGGCAGAGCGCGACCACGGCGGACGCTGGCACCACCGCGGCCGTTGTCGGGGGGCTGTCGTGATCATCTTGAATCTCGACGTCGACGGCAAGACCGGTCGATCCACCGAGCAGAAACTCGACGGTGTCGACTATCAGATCGAAGTGTTCTGGCTGGACACCGAACAGATCTGGGTTGCTTCGCTGTACGATGCCGAGCGCGAGCCCCTGCCCATCCAAGGGCGCGCGCTCAGGCACAACGCCGACCTACTACGGTCGATCAGCGACCCGCGTCTACCCGACGGCGCGCTGGTCTGCCGGGACACGAGCAACCGCCAGCAAGACCCCGGCCGCAACGACCTCGACTCGGACGGTGCTGTCCGCCTCATGTATGTCACGGCCGCTGAGAAACTGGCGGCAGGGGTGATCTCGTGACCCAGCCGCGCCTGTTCGCACGGTGCCGCGTGACCAACGGCACCGGCACGTTTGACTCTGGCAACCCAATCACGGCCGAGCGGATCAGGATTCAAGCCAGTGGCACGTGGACCCTCGAGCCCACGCCGAACACGATCGAGATCCGGCTATTCAACCTCGCGCCGGAGACAGCGGATCTGATCTCGGGCACAGTGCGCAAGCGGATCGACTGGACGCCGAAGGAGCGGGCACAGTTACTCCTGGCTGGGGCCAGTGCTGCGCCGATCGAGATCACGACAGACAACGCCGGCCTGGCCTCGGTCGAGCTCGACTGGGGCTACCACGTGCCCGGCGCAGCGGCGATCATCCCGCCCCTGTCCCTGGGTTTCGTGGGCAGCTCGAACAGCATCACGACCAAGCCGGACGGCCTCGACATGGTCACGACGATCCGCGCCGAGGACGGCGGCCACACGCTTGGCGCGGCGTCGGTCGTGCAGGTGAGCGGGGGCGGGCTCGTGAGCTTTCGCAGCAAGTCATACAGCGCGGGGACGAACGTCGTGGACATCGTCGTGGACCTGATCAACGCGATCGGGCTGACCGTGGACCGAGCTCGGCTGGAGAACACGCTGGCGACGTCGACGATCGCAGGCGGTGGGACGGCGGCGGATTTGCTCATCTCTGGGAGCTACACGTGCAGCGGCCCGGCCGTCGATCATCTCCGGTCGTTCCTGTCCGCGGTCGACCTGCGCTGGTCGATCCAGAGCGGAGAGTTCCTCTTGCTCGACTCGAGCAGCGTGATCCCAGGCTTCCCGGTGCTCATGTTGTCCGACGCGGACGGAACCCTCCAGGGGCCAGTGGAGCGGCTGCAAGCCCAGGAGATGGCGGCGGTCACATGGGCGAACCCGCTGGCTCGACCGGGCAGGCAAGTCGAGATTCAAGGGGTGGACGTGGGCACACAGTACCGGATCGACCAGGCAGACCTCGAACTCGACACGTATGGGGGAGGGTCCTCGCGGCTCAAGCTCGACGCCCTCCAGACGATCCCGGAGGTGTTCTGATGTCCGGCGCAGTGTGGGACATCGACACGGACGCGGATCCGCCCGCGCTCGTGCACCCGTTGGTGTACGTGACCGGGTCCGAGGCCGTGCGGGTGCGCGTGTGGATGAAGCTTGCTACGCCGCTCGGCGGCAACGCCCTCGACACCAAGGACGGCCTCGACCATAGGCGGCTCATGCAGCCGGACACGAGTGACGCTGAGCGGTCGGCGATGGTGCGAGAGGCTGTGCTCGATGTCGAGGGCGTCGCGGAGATCACAGGTGAGCCAGATGTATCCGTGGATTTCGATGTCGAGCCAGGGCCGAGGCTCTCGATCAAGGTCGAGGCTCGGACGATCTACGATGACCCGATCGCGGTGACGTTATGAGCACGGATTTTGGATATGACGAGACCCTCGGGTTTGTGCCCGCGACCTACGACGGCCTGTTCGCCTCGTGGCAGACCGCCTACACAGCGGCAACCACGGAGAACGTCGACGTTGAGAACGGCGCAGCTGCCGACCAGGGGCGCTCGTTCGCTGTCATCTTGAAGGCGGCGTATGACGATCAGCTCGGCGTATATAACGCGGGTTGGGTGGACGGCGCACCTGGGACCGGTGGCGTGGCCAGCGGCAGCTCCCTCGAGCTGCAGTTGACCCCGAAGATCGGCCCCAAGCTGCTGGCCACGGCCTCGACGATCACGATCAGCATGGGCGCGGCCGCGGGGCCGGCGGTCAACGTGCCGGCGGGGTCGAAGCTCGTGATCGACGGCGAGACGCTGCCCTGGTCGCTCGACGCGCCAGTGGTGATCCCTGGTGGCGGCTTCATTGACGGTGAGTACACGTTCTCGGAGACCGGGCCCAAGACCGCGATCGTCTCGTCGACGTGGGCGATCACCACCCCGGTCAGCGGGTGGGTGACCAACACGAACGCAGCACCGGCCGTTGTCGGGCGCGACATCGAGACTGACGCCGAGTACCGGGCCCGGTTCCGCGCGAGCACGTCGGACAACGTCGTGGCAGCCGTCCTAAAGGTCACGGGCGTCACCGCTGCCACCATGATCGAGTGGCCGTATGATTCGGCTGACGCGTTCTGGGGCCTCAAGAGGTGGATCGAGATCATCGCGGTCGGCGGGGATGACGTCGAGATCGCCACCGCGATCCAGGGTGCCCGCGCGAAGTCGGTGACCACGGTCGGCAATGTCTCCGTCGCGCTCACGGATGCGAGCTATGTCGGCGGCTCGGTCACCAACAAGTTCTCGCGCCCCGTCCCTGTCCAGGTCCACGTGGAGGTCACGATCAGCCAGGGAGAGGGCTACCCCGCGGACGCGTCGTCGGGGGCGTCTGTAGCTCGCGAGACGACGATCAAGGAGGCGATCGTCGCGGCCGCTGCTCTCTACGTCGCCGGCCAGGACGTTGTGAGTTTCCAACTGCAAACCGTCGTTGGCTCCGCTGGGATCCCCGGCATCGCCGACGCCGTCGTCCTCGTGGGGTTCGTCGACCCGCCGACCGTCAACGGCACATTGATCATCCCAGACCGCGAGCAGGCCACGATCGCGCTCGTGGATGTCGACGTGATCGGAGCTTGAGCCATGCCCTACCCCGACCCCGTCTATGGCTCGATCACGATCGACACCAAGGCCCTGTGGGAACAGACATTCAGGCCGCCCCTGGTCATGGACCCCGAGGGGCTCGTGTGGCGCGATGTCGTGACCGGGATGTTCGACGACCTGCTCGAGTCGCAGTTCATGCTTCGATGGCGGACGCGTGGGATCGCTGGCACCGAGGGGATCTTTCTCACGGCCAAGGGTGCCGAGCTCTCCTGGCCTCGCCCCGATGGCTGGTCTGACGCCCGCTACAAAGCGCCGGTCCTGGCGATCGACGGAGGCGCGTTCGGCCGCCGCGAGCCGCAGGCGACGATCGACCTCGCCGAAGCACTGGTCGATGGGGCTCAGACCGTCGAGATATCGCACACGACACCGCTGGTCTACTGCGTGGTGTTCTACTCCACGACGGCCGATGAAGCGGAGCTGTATCTGAACGCGCTGGAATTCGTCCGTCCTCGCGGGACCACGCTGTGCTTGATCTATAGCCCGGTAGCCAAGGCGGACACGTTCGTGCTCGACACGAGCTTGCTCGACGGGCCGCACGTCCTCGCCGGGCTAGCCTAGACGACCAGCTTCGCGCCGCTGGTGATCACGATCCGCACCGCGGACGCTGGCCCCGTGTGGGTGACCGAGACCAGCCCGCAAAAGAAGCGCTGCCCCGGAGCGATGTCGCGGTCTCGCAGGCCGGTTCCGAGGGGCCGCTCGGGCGCGCCTCCGTCGGTCAGCCTGGTTGTGGTCGCGGTCTCGAGCACTGCATCGGGGTTCGGGTCTCGCATGACCAGGCGCGCGTCGATGGTCGTGAGCGCGTCCGTGACCGGCTCCGCCGTTGGGCCGGTGCCTGTGTACCCGGTGATCTTCCAGAGCACGGGCGAGGCGGTGCACAGCAGCTCGAGGCCAGCGGTCGGCGCCTCCTGGCTCCCGTCGGCTGCCCACGTGTCCCCGGCAAAGGGTAGGGCTTCGGTGCGCACGAGGATCGGGGCGGTCATGGGCGGGAGTCTACCACGCTGGGCGGCGGCGTCAGCGCTCGGGTGGGTGTGCTACGGTCCGAGCCGGTAGCCACGCGGCGCGGCTTTCGTAAGAGCCTGAGGAAACGACCGTGATCGGTCGGCGTCGCTAGGGGCCCTGGGTGTCCCATGACCCGGGGTCCCTTTTTTGCGCGCGCGTGGTAGACACGGTGCATGGGATTCGAAATCACAGCACCCACAGACATCCCCGTCGACGGCGACGGCTCGCAGAACGTAGCGACGTGGGGTGAGGACGGCGGGCCCTTCACCGTTCCCTCCCCAATGGAGGATGACGGGTTCGACCCCGCAACTGCCCTCAACGCCAACTCCCTAAACTACCCGTACAGCCGGTACGGTCGCTGGATCCGCTCGCTGGTCAACCGCTCGGTGTTCGCCGACGAGGGACTTTTCGCCACGTGCATCGTGAGCCAGGGGACGTGGAACATCGGTGCTGCCACGCTCAACGTCACGCTGACGCCAACCCGCGTCGTGGTCGACGCTACTGGAGACGGCGGCGTCGTGCTCGAGATCAAGGGGCCCCCGGGCTCGCCCGAGACGCTCACCGCGAACAAGGACACCTACCTCAACCTCGATGAGGAGGGCAACTACGAGCTGCAAGAGGTCGGCAACGGGGCCGGCGCGCCCACTCCGACCGTGGGCTACGTCAACATATGGATCCTCGTCACTGACGCCGGGGAGCTCACCAGCGTCAGCACCCCGGCGTCAGTGATCCCCGCGCCGTGTTTCCTGAACCTATGCGCGCTGGCTGCGATCATCCTCGGAGACGCGACGGTTCTAGGCGATCTGGCCCTGACTGGGGAGGCGCGGTTCACCGATTCAGGCACGACGCTCCCGACTGTGGCGGGCGCGTTCAGGAACAATGGCACCTTTTGGTCCGTGCGAGACACGCTCGGGGTTCACACGTTCAGCGACCAGAAACGAGGGTATGACCCGACGTTCGCCGTCAGTGCCGGTGAACTCGACACCGGAGCCGTGGTCACCAGGCGCATTGCGGTCAATGAGCGCGTCTGGGTTACGCTAACGTTCAGGTACGAGAACTCGGTTGCAGACATCGCTATCATCTCAAAAATCACCTATACGAGCGGCGTGGGTAACGGCACAGTCCTGAACACAACTGTGAACGCCGATCTAGCCGCCAGGGGGTACACTGCGGCGTTTGAGTTAGACTGGGGGCCATCTGACGATGCAATCGTAACAGAGGCAGACTTCACATTCACCGCGCGGCTAGGCAACGCCTCAGGCAACCTGGCCGCCGCTTTCATTGGGCTCAAGGTCACCAGCAATTTCAAGGTCTAGTGCGTGCCAGCCACCATGCCGCACCCGACGTCAAGGCCGTCAAGCCCAGAACACACGGGCGCCACGCTTACGCCCCAGCCATCGAACATGCGCAGGCAGGCGACGTGGTCCACGCCGTCGATGATGACGCACACGTCAACATCAGGATCAGGCTCGCAGGCCCACACGGTGGCCAGGTCGTACTCTGGCAGTGTGCCTATGATGTCCGCCGACATGGCAGGGGACCACGACTCCGTGCCAACCCAGCGGCCCGAGCACCCCTGTTCGCTGCACTCGATCTCCGCGATGTCCAGGCGCTCACAGCCGCCCATGTCAGGCCTCGAGGGCTCGGCCGTCTCGAGCTCGGTCTCGGTCGCGCCCTCGCCGTCACCATCCCCGCCCCAATCCCCCGTATCAACCACGACCAGCGGCATGCAGCCCAGACACGTAAGCGACCACACAAGGGTCAGTGTTGCGAGTAGCGCACTGTGGGTCGCGCGCGTGCTAGTATTGCCGTCGTTGGGAGTAGCTTGTGTCACAATGATGCTCCTGACTGCCCATGCTGTTACCGCAGCTGGGCACTATGTGGCTGCACGTATATCAGACAATGACCCGGTGCGATAGCGCTCCCGACAAAAAACACCCCTCAACTCTCGAGGATGGCCATCAGCGCGGCGTCGTCTTTGTCGACCTTGGCCTCACGGAGCGCTGCGGCCAGGGCCTCGCATGAGACACCCTTCACGTGCACCACCACGGCGTAGGTCGTCAGAGAGATCGTATTGCGAGCATCTGGATCCGCGGCTGGGTGGCTAGCGTCCACGAGAACCATCTGCTCGGCGCCATTCTGGTCGGCTGTCGGCCTGGTCCAGCACAACCCCTCGGCCGCAAGCGCCGCGTGCATCTGATCTTTGGCTTTCATGGGAGCACCCTGCATTCCTGGTTGAGCGAAAAGACGCGCACTGCCTGGGCGGCGGACGTAACGCCGTTTTGCATCGCAGCGTTCACACGATCGAACCTATCCACCACATCGGGACCGGTGCCACTCGCGTTACGCCGCGAGCCTGACGTGTTCTCCGATGGCGTAACAGTTGACCCGATCACCTCATATGACGTGTATGTGAAGACTTGAGTCCCTAGCGGTTGCTGCGACATGCCCGTAGCGGTCACGCGCGCTCGCAGGTAGTAGCCATTCGCACCGTTGACCGTGGTGGCCGTGTCCCCCACCTGCGGGACATGGTATACGTCGTACTCTCCTGTCGCGGCCTTGAACCCGAGCGTGCCGTCAACGACTCCGGTGGCCGCGACCCACGTAGCTCCGTTGAATGTCTCCCATGCGACTGTGTAAGCCCCGATGCCAGACTGGCTGATTAGGACCTTGACGATCGCGGGCATCTCAACGGCCGGGTCGCCGCCGAAGTAGGTGGCATCGCCGATCGTGATGGTCGCGGGCAACAGCTCGACGTCGTCTATGGTCGGGTTCTGAGCCTCATCGGTTTGGTCTGTGAAGACGCCACCGTCATCGAGTTGGGCGCTGTACACTGGTTCTGCACGGCGAACCATGGCCTGGGTCTGCATATAGCCAGACCCAGAATTTCGGTCGAATGATGCGCGCCATGATACGTCCATCTGCGCATTCCCGCGCAGCCCGCGGTACTCCATGTACCAATCGCTGGTATCCGACGGGTTTTTTACCAGCCGCCACCTGGTGCTAGCTGTTACGCTAATCGTAGCCGGATCGACACCGTTTTCGTACGGTATAGTCACCGGCCCAGGGCCGGCGGGCAGAGAGACACTGACTTCGTGGCCTGGCTCAGCATCGACACGAACGACCGAGATTGAGGCTGCCCAGTCCGCCACAGATGGGTTGCCGGCCGCGACCAAGCCCACCTCATCGACATCGAGGTCGCCAGGAAGCTGGCGGAAGAAATGGTCTTGACGCCCGGAGTTACTGCAACCGCTGAAGTGGAGCACGGCCCCCGGGATCCGCTTGATCAAACCCGAGATCGCTACAGCGTATTCGTCCGCCGACGAGATGGCAACTGCCAGGTTGACTGTCACTAACCCCGCAGCGATTACGGTAGTTGGCCCGATCACGAAGCCAAGCGACCCACTCGTATCGACGATTGCAGAGAAGTTACTGCTCGTAAACGCTCCGATCACACCGCCGACCTCGTAGCTGATGAGGACAGGCCCGGAGATGTGTGCGGAGTCGGGGACAGCGGCGGCCCCAAGGACATTGCTGACGCGCAGGCCCCGGATCCCCGATGTGGTGGATTGGCCGAAGATGAGGGTCCGGCCGAAAAACGAGCTCGCGTGCACATCCCACGCCGCTGCGCCTGTGTTTTTGTTCTTTACTGCGATGTTGTTGATGACGACTGGACCTGAGATAAGGTCCCCGTCTACGTCTCCAACGATCTGGGCCTGACTCCACTGAAACGACGTCAAGAACCCGTTTTCGCCGCTGATGAGCCTCTCGCCTACTGGCACAGGTATCGTCCCATCGACCAAGATCGGGACATCGTAGGTCCATACGCCGGCTGGGCCCTCGACCGACAGCGCCGCGAACATCGCCCACGTTGTGACGATCTGCCAGTTGTCGCCGAGTTGGGTCGCTATGCCACCGCCACCGCCCCCGCCAGGCTCGCTCCCAGACGCCTCGGTCATCGCGCACCCTCGGTGAAGCTGCTGAGGTCGAGTGTTCGAACGAGGAGGCCGTCCCGCATGGGCGGAGTCTACCACACCGGCTGGCGTGAGTTAGCTCGCAGTCTGCCACGGGACCAGCGGGGCAATTAG